ATACATGATGGGTATCATACCAAATACCAATGATGAGATTGACTATGCTGAGCTTTTTGACCCGGGTGAGAAAAAACAGGCGATAGGTCATTACGACAACCAGCGCCATGGGGACCTCTACGCTCCAGATACCGAAAAGTGGCAGAAGCGTGATTGTCCTCTCTGTTTCGAGCCCTTTTCTGTGGAGTGGGTTCCCGTACCGAAAGGGCGTGCAGGTTGGTACTGCACTCACTGTCATCGGAAAATAAATTAAGTTCCACTATTTATTCCCTTTTTCAGTATTCCCACAACAAGGTGTCGGTTGCCGAGTTTTTGAAAATTGATGCTTCGCCGTAAAAACATGGGCCATCTCCTTTTATATCTTCTCTGGCAATATTAAAAAAAATATCTGTAGCCTTTTTGATTATTTTGACATCTTTCGTATTACCAATATCATATATGAGGTGGCTACTCATACTTAGTACGATCTGGTCCTCTACCATTCCTCTGTTTGCGTAATATGTCCCGGTGTCTTCAAAAGTATTATACATGATTTACCTCCAATTTTCTGGTCTATTTTTAAGATTTGCGAATAACTTCCAAAAGGCGAGCCTCTCCGCCTTTCGGTAACTCAATCCAACTAAGAAATTCACACATTTCTCATTCCTCTTTTTTTTTAGAAGATCATTACACAGTTTTGAGCGTTATTTTGCTCTTAGTTTTACCCTTAACCATTACTCCCAAAACCAAAATAACTTCTTCACTACTTGAGAGCTTCTCGTATATCGGAGATGGGAAATTGTCTATATGGGTAGCACACATTAGGAATTTTCCCTTTCGGGACACGCTGTAAAGTTCGATCATATCCTCGTCAATAGGATTTTTTTTGGCTATAATTTTCATAATTTTTTCTCTCTTCTTGGGCTGAAATACCTTCTTTAGTGTTAAATATAAAATAATTTAATATGGCATAATGTCAAGCATTTTTTTAGAGAAAATGCAAATTATTTTTTTAATATAAAGATTTCAATAGGTTAAGGCAGAAAAAAAATATCTTATTCCCTTAAATATTGGAGTTTTTCTCGGAATCTAGACAAAGATTCGCCGGCCATATCACACCAAAATTGACAATACGGTTCAGATTCTTTCGAAAAGAAAAAATCGAGAGCATTATCTTTTAACCTTTTCCCCTCTCCTTTTGACGTATCTTTATAAACTACTTTATCGAAAAATGTACGATCTTTCCCTGTAGCATCATCAACAGCATCGAGTAATAAAGTAAGTGCTAAAATTCGGCAATTCATAGCGACTTAAAAGGGCATTTGCCCTCTGTATCAGTAATAAAGGGTTCTTTGTTGCGATTTAAAATGAGCACTGATTTTTTTTCTTGCTTTAGTTTTCCTTTAATATCTATAGTGTAGCGAGGGCTCGCATTTCTGGGGGAAAAACCCTGCGGGCAATATTGATCTGTTTGTGCCTCACACCATATAAGGCGGAGCCAGCCAAAGTCAGTTATTTCGTTGATCCATGCCATATTAGGCTTGATAGCTTTCCGCCCGCACCAGGATCTTAAATCTTTTTCATTCCGAAAAACTCTGGTCTTGCAATGTAAGCATTCCAGGCATTCTAATTTTTTATCACTTTTTTTGCGTCCCACTTTTAACCTCCTTATCACAAAAATGGATTCCTGTATCCCCTCGCTGGGAGGATTCCCACCGTTTCCTGGGCTCGACTACACGCAACATAAGCACAACGCACTTCGTCATCCCAGGCATCAGAATCGATGTCTATAGCTTTCTTTATCTTGGCCGTTATGCTTGGGTCAATCCAAACATGCCGTGAGCATCCGCCCTTGGTGCTATGGTATGTCCCTACACAAATTCGAGGAGTCTCGAAAAATTGATCTGGGTTATTTTCGGCTAAATGATAAATCAGGTCCCTGGCTTCCGCTTTTATCCTAAAATAATCCGATATATCGCCCTGTTTGTCGAGAAAATCACCGAGGAAACCCATATTAAGCAGGCCGAAAAATTCGTAAGTCTTTTTTTCGGTAAGTGGCAGGCCCTCAATCTTCTTTTTTGCTCCTCTCCTCAAACAAAGCTTAGCAACACAATTCTTAATCATCTGTTTAATCTCGTAAATATTCAGTTCCTCACCCCTGAGAAATCTTAGATATATTCGGATAGATTCAGCGCCATCAAGCTCTAAAGGATTCCAGGTTTTATCTTCCTTCCGATATTGGTTGCAGAAAGGGATATTGGCTTTCGTAAGAGCTTTTATGTATCGCTTAACCTGAAATTGACACCGGCACAAAATCATGTGGCTGCCAGGGAGGGATAGGTCCGGGTTCCTGACCGATACGATCTGCCCTTCACCATATTTATCCGTTGCTTTAAAATCGACAAGTTCTTTTATATTGGCTTGCCGGATAATTTCAATAGATTTCTGTAACACCGCAGGGGACAGGCGGTAAGATTGCTGAAGAGGGATAACTTTATTAGCTTTTAAGTTGATGAAGTTATCCGGATCGCTACCGGCAAACCGAAATATGGCCTGGTTCGCATCACCTGCGTATAATATTGTATCGCACTCCCTGCCCCATTGTTCGATCAATGCTATTTGCAGGCTGGGTAGATCCTGAGCCTCATCTACCATTAAAATCTTAATATCTGGTAATAATTTACGGTCAAGGCATTGTTCCAACATTCCGTTAAAATCAATTTTCCCTTCGTTCTCCATATAATTGAGCCAAGCTCTACCAAGATGTTGGCATTCTTTGGACCATTGGTCCCAGGGAACCATCCGGCTTCGCAAAATTTGCATCTGGTTAAAAACCTGATCATTATCCCCTACAGGCTCCATATCTTCGTCATTTTTGAGTCCCACTGTCAATTGATAAGCAGGATAAGCTTCATTAAAATCCCTAATATTTTTTGCCGTTTCCATTACATCTTCTTTTTTTATGCCAAGAAGATTAAAACAGTGAGAATGTATGGTTCGGACATTTGGTATATCCTTCCAGCCTATGTTAAGCTTTTTCTTTATTCGGTTTTTAGCTTCACTTACTGATGCCACTGTGTGGGAAACAACTCCAATATCTTTAGGGAAATATCTATCACAAGCTCGCTCAACTTGACGTAATAAGTATTCCGTCTTCCCTGTTCCTGGTGGTCCGATTATTTTATAAATTTTGGGCACTTACCGGGGGCAATATCTTAATCGCTGAACATTTCAATTTGGTCAGAGAGAGAGAAAGTGATGCCATCTTTGATACGGGCTTTTACAAAATTAATCCCTATCTGGATATCAAATCCTTTCTCGTGCTGCTTTATTTTAATGGGCAGCCCAATCGAGATATCGCCTTCGTTTTCTATTGCCGTTTGTATCTCTGCAATATATTGAGAGAGCAAATCGCCTGCCCTGTCTTTTATCTTTTCTATTATTTCTGTATTGATTTTCATTTTTCCTCCTGTTTTTTGCATGATTGGTGGCATAGCTTGCTTTGTGCAACCCCTTCTTTTTTTGCCCACATAAGTAACTGATTTGCAAGTAACGGATCGCTTACTCTTATTCGTTCGCTATATGCAATCATTGCTACCTGCGAAGCACGTGCGAACATATCATATTCATTTTTAGCCTTTGGCTTCAAAACAAAATATTTCATTTCAAGCATCTCTTGCCCCCCTTTGCTTTCATTTATGGCTTAAATACATATAATTTGTGAGTCCTTTTGCAATAAGAATATTAGAGACAAACTCACGATCAAAGTTATCAACGCGGATTATCTTCATAATTCTCTCTCTTATAGCCCCATATTTTATTGCAAATAAAACAATATTTAATTATAATCATTCCCTCCAAAAAGTAAACCCGGCCAGCCGTCCTTAAAACGACCAGCCGGAGGATTTTTTGTTAATTGCTAAACTTCGTTTCCTGTAACCATTTCACCCCTCATTACGCCTTTCCATTGCGCAATAAGATCCTTCATTTTTTGGGCGTCTTCTGCTCCGTGAATCATCGGAGCCTGGCCGCAGTTCCTCATATGCAGTTCGGAATACTCAATACCCTCCTTATTTTGGGCAACCCGCAATGAAAATTCAGTCTCAATCAATTGGTAGGGTATCCCCTGGGAAGTAAGGAGGCTTACATAAAGATCAACGGCCTTTAGGTTGGATGGCGGCGCGGTTAATCTATATGGCATCATGGAACCATCCACCAGGATATGTATCCTCTTCATGTTCTTACATGCCTTACCATCTTTTTTACCACTTCCGAATTCGTTTTGGGGGCAATCGAGGCAACTATTGGTAGGTGATTGTATATCTTCGGACCTGGGCTCAGGGACTAATCCATCAAGGCTTGAACATGTCGGGGGGGTACCGCCGCCGCTTTCCTCAAAGCTCTCAGCCCAATATGCATTCGTCCGATTCATATCTAGGATAACACCTCTGAAAGTCTCCTTCTTTGTCCCGTCTGGGAACACAAACATTTGGGCTTGGTGAACGATCTTTATCTGAGGCAGTTGGGGCTCCACCCCCTCCATTTGATCCCTCATGTCGAAAAGCTCGCCGCCGACTATCGGCACGCTGGCCTCTTTGTGGACCGCAACATCTGTTGTCTCTGTCTTTTTTTCTGTCATCTTTGTACTTTCTCCTTGTATTATGGTTTTCTGATATTAATTATATGATTGTAAAGGTGTTGAATCTTTGTCGATTCCGTTCTGACCGGAAAATATACTCATCACCCAGGATGCCTTTAAAATTTGCTGGGAATTGTGCGAAACATTGCCCGCTAAAAGAGATTCTAATATAACCCGAATTTAATTTGATTACAGATGGTATTTTTAATCCACGTGAAGCATGCCAACTTCGGATTTCCTGCGAACCATCCAAACATCGAATGCAAGATCCATCTTTGCCAGTTCCGCCACACAAGGAGCATTTTACTCGTAATTTCAATTATTCCCCCCTCTCCGTGTTATGGTTTTCTGATATTGATCCTTTGGCCAGTTTTCGAGCTAATCAACGCTTTACCCTGAATTATTTTATCTAGCAACTTTTTAGTGAGCCATACATCAGCCATACAGTAGTCCACTAATTTTCCGATTCGCCCTTCCTGGTACCATACTGGGGCCAGCGCTCCATTTCCTGTTTTCCCAGCCGCCAGATTATTTTCTTTTATCATAGCATCGAGGCTACACCATCCGCCGCCGGCGTTCAGAATCTCAGCGAGGATGTCGTAAGACTTTTTATTGAGATATCTTTTCGCATTCACTGAATCTGTTGGCATAGCCCATTCAGGAAGTTTTTCCGGATCAATATTTTCGTTCACCACAGCATGAGCTATCACTTTATTGTCAAATCTAATATTATTGAATCCCACAAAAGTTTTACGACTTTCAAGAAGAAGTATAAAATCTCTCATATTATCTTCCATGAAGGTCCTATAACGGTTTTCAACATAGTCATAGCAACAGATACAAGATATACCCATTCCTTTATAATCATACCATCCTTCACAATAATCGATGCCATCTCTAGGCTTTTCGTTTTTGCCGAGTATAGCCTTTTTTATTTCAATATCATAAACTATCATTGTCACACCCCTATCTCTTCCTTACCCCTACTCGTTTTACAGTTCGGATGTTAATTCCATCCTCCTCGCCTGGCATCTCGCCGGTTGTTTCAAAAACCTCTTTAATGACTGAGCCAAGGGATCTGAGATTAACTGCAAGCTTTATAATATCCCCAAAACCTTCTTCCTTGATCCATTTGTGGGCCATTTTTTCGTTGGCGATTGAAGGGTAAGAATCAACTCTTTTATAGTAAGTATATTCCCCTGTTCCGAAAGTTTCTATGCCTGCGGCCTCAAGCATGGCAAAAAGTTTTTCTTCTTTTTCTGCCTGCTTTTTTTTGCGGGCTTTGATTTCATTTTCCGCAGATCTGATGGCCTGCTTTTCCTTACCATATTCCTCGGCAAGTTTTACCATTTCTTTTGGCAAACTCTCGGCCTCTCCTTCAAATAAATCAGAAAGACCTCTTAATGTTCCTGTCTCTTTTGCGCTTGGCTCAAATTCCTTAAAATTTAACACATCTCACCCCTTATCTCTCGTTAAAGGAAGCTATCACAACCCCCTTTGGCATATTATTGGCAGCAGTACCAATGATTTTTACTCGTACATCTTCTGCCGCGCACCATTCGGAAAATGGTTCACGTTTTCCATCCCAGTCATTACTACATCCATTGGGATGTATCATTCGTGCTTCATCTTCACTCTCAGCACACACAACAGCCGAATCGTAGGTATTGTAATCATCATTTACATCCTGGGAAATTCTGTACAAAAACATAATTGCTTCCTCCTATATTTAGGCAGCACTATACACTGTAATCCAAAAAATGCAAGTTATTTTTTGAGATAATTTAAAATTGCCATACTCGTGTTATCTTTTTTCTGTACAGCTTTTAAGATAGCTAAATCCATTGTTTTATCAGCTATTAAATAATAGAGGGAACATTTTTCTTTTTGGCCGAAACGATAAATTCGGTCTCCGGATTGGTAATTATCGTCATAGCTATAAGAATAGCTATAATAGATAGCCTCTGAGCAATTTGTGAGTGTATGACCATATCCAACTGACTTCGGGTGGCAAATAATATATTGGAGATTTCCACTTTTGAAGGCTTTTAGATAATTTTGCTTTTCATCTTCGGTAGTTGTGCTATTCAGTATACCGCTCTCGATACCTTTTTTTTGCAAAGTCTCTTTAATTCTTTGGGCTTCAGCCTTAAATTGTATCCAGATAATGACTTGCTTATTGCCTATATCTTCGAGAAGCTGGAAAAGCTCCTTAATTTTCGAACACCCTATTGTGTGGCAAATATCTCCATCAAGGAGAAACCCAGAAGATATTTGCCTTAATTTCATAATCGCCGTTACGGCACTCGGAGCCGTTACCGCCGTCGCCCCCTCTTCTTCAATAATCGTCACAAGGTCGTTCTTAATATTCTTATAATGTTTTCGTTCTTCTGCCGATAACTGGAAAAATCTCATCGACTCAGTGCGTTCAGGAAGGTCTAAAACGTCCGCTTTGTTAACATACTCAGCTACAGTCTTAATATCCTCTATAAGTTTTTTTTCATATTCAGGCTTCACCTTCCAAGTATAGCCGCCATACCCTCCAGGGTTGAAATATTTTATTCTAAATTTATAGAATGATTTACCCCACAGCAGAGGATCGAGTATCCTGATCTGTGTCCAATATTCAAGCCTATTATTCGGGGCAGGAATCCCAGATAGTTCGTAAACATATTTTACGTCGTCGCAGAAATTGATTACCTTATCGGCTGTTGAGTTCTTTTTCCAGGTACGTATTCTGGCCGATTCGTCAAGTATAGCCATCTCAAAACCTGCGCTCGCAAGTTTTTTGTCAATCGTTCGGAAAGATTCGTAATTAATAATACACAAATCCTTTTCAAGCGCTTTGTTAAAGGCCACCGGGCTTCTTTTTTTAGCAGCCCATAGATTACTCGCATCAATATCTGGGTATCGATTGCGAATTTCCTCGAACCAGGCCCCTCCTATAAGGGATAAAGGGCATATAACAAGGGTTTTTACCCTATGATGCCGGTATATCTCTAGAGCAGTACAACTCTTTCCAGTGCCGGTATCATGGTAAATGCCTCTCCTGTTCTGCCGTGCAGCCCTCCTTAGCGCTCTCTTCTGATGTTCCATTAAGAAAGAAGGAACAACCAATTCCTTAATTTCTTCTTCCGGTTCGGGGGGAAGTAGGCCAGGGAAAAGGCGATTTAAACAAATACGGTTCATATAGTTGTTCGGAGTGGACCACTCTTTTTTTACTTTGCTCCAACGCATCGCCATGAGTTGACAGCAGGCTACTTTTTCTTTATCGTAGGGGAACGAAAGTTTGATCGTGTTTTTTTCTATTTTGGCTTGCATATTATATCCCTTAAAACAATTCCCTCTGCATAGGCGCATTAATCTTCTTTTTCGCAATATTCCATAAATACTCAGCCGACAAATCTATACCTATTCCAAT